GCTGATTTAGTGCTTTCGTTGATGTACAAAATAAATCGCAACCGATTTCGAGTAGAGCGTCACTAACAACAAACCCCGTCTATAACAGGCGGGGTTTTTTACGTACAAGAAAACCCCCATCCACGTTTGGACAGGGGCTTCACGCTAAAGGGTAAAAATTAGCCTAGGAAAAAGGCAAGGCTAAGTTACTTCTTGTCTCGGTTCTTACCAAAAACAACTGCGTTCAAAATGCGACCAAGGATGTTAACAATCTTGTCGTCTTTTTTCGTCTCAGTCAATGCTGTAATCGTTCCAGCCGTGATGAGGATGGCGTTTAAAATTTCACTCCAGTTCAATACAAAAAATTCCATTATTCAGGGTTTAAAAATTTATACTTCTCTTGCACCTTAAAGCAGGGGCAAGCCTTGTTACTAAAATCGTTGTGACCGTACAACTCTATGTGGTCACCGACTACCAACTTCAACGCGTTCCACAGTTCTAAAAACGCCATGTCTTGTTGTGCAGTCATTGTGTCTGTTTGTTCGCGCATAGAACTTATGCCACCAATGTAGCAAACGCCTATGCTGTCTTTGTTGTTGCCTCGGCAGTGCGCACCCACTACGTCAAGGTCGCGACCTTTGGCAATCGTACCGTCAAGGTAAATAACATAGTGATACCCGATGTCGTCAAATTTTCGCGCCTTGTGCCACATACGTATAGTGTCTACGTCTATGTGTGCGCCTTCGATGGTGTCCGAACAGTGCAGTATGACTTTGTTAATTTGCCTCACTCAATGCCTTTTTTAGCCAGCAGGATTTTGATTTCGTTGATGCCACTAACCAGTACCTCCAACGTCTCCTGCACCTTGGTTTCTTGTTTTTCAAGCGAATACAAGCGGCTTTTAATTTTTGTTACTTCGTTAGTCATCTTAACCCATGTTGCTATAATGCCGCTCAACGCGCCCACTATGACGCCTATCAAATCGTAATCCATCGTCGCATATAGTATATCAGTTTCGCCTCGTTCTTGACTTTATTAGTAGTCCTTGACGCCGATTGCTGACGCAATTGCTTCGAGTTGCTTGCTGCGGAATCTTTCTCTATCGACATTTAAATTACCAAAATAGTTGTGCTTACTTGGGTGCAGGTCTGCGCCTGTATTCGTGCTGTATTCAGGAAACAGTCCCGTGTTGTGACACAGGTAATCTACTAAACGACCACGGTAAAACATACCGATTTCTGTTGCCTTGTTGACGACCATTTTTATGTCGTTCAATGACGCGCTAGTGCCTTGCTCGTTGTCAATCAACGTGACGCTGTTGTTTGAGAATCGCAAACGCATGACAGGTGCCACCTCAGCAAACGCCAACTGCACCAAACACGGCTGAATGTACTCCGTTACCAAGGTTTCGTAGTTTCCTGTCAACGTCGAATTAATGATGTCTTGCTTTAGCTTCTCGTCCAAATCCGTACCCAAGGCAGGCAAAATCCATCGGTCTTGCGCAATCAAAATGTACGGGTGCAACAAGTTGTCATCGACAGCAGAACCCAGTGCCGTGTCTTTCTTAATTCGCGATGCGTTGATGTATAGCGTAGCCATTATTGCTTGTCAATTGGTGCGATAGCTTCGTCTCCTTTTTGTGGGATGTACGGGTTGTTACCGACGCGTCGCATCACGTCGTCCCAATCGTCGTAATACCCATCCAAGGTGTCAGGCAAACCATCAGGTACATAAACATATATAAGCCGTTTAAATCCGTGGTGACAATTTTTTCCGCCAGCCCAGTCAAAAATGCTGTACGTTGCTTGACCAGCAGCAGCAAATTGACTGTTTACACCGTCGTCACTCATGTTTTGTATGTCCTCGTATCGGTACTGCACACCGCCGTCTGCTAAATCCATCATCTCAACACAAAAATCACGACTGTCGCCTTGTGGTACACGGCTAGTAGCTTTAAAATACTGATACCTGACAGCAAACAAATTGCCTTGCGGACTTACTACGTCTCCCCATTCCGACACCATTTCGTAATTGCTGTAATCCTCTAATCCAAATTCGTAACGGTTGTGCAACCTGTGGTCGTCATTAGAATCATGAACAGCCTCCTCCTTCAGCAGCACAAATTCTTTCGGCAGTGGGGCATCCTTGTCCGCCAGATGATTTAACCAAATTGAGCCTTGCGTCTCTGTGATGCGAATTGGCTGTTCGGAAAAGTGTTTTTTTTTTTCTTCTTCAGGCTTTTGTTCGATGAATGACGCTGGCACTAAGTCCTTGAAATAGACATCTAGAACAATGCTGTTGGTCGCTAACAAAGGCGCAATGCCTTCTAGCAGCGTTTCCTGCATAGGCTCGATAACGGTCTTGCTGTACAGGTCGTACGCGTCACGCATCTCATCAGCGTTACTACCAAACCCTCCGCCTTCGCTACGCAGACCAAACAATAAAGGACTAGTTACCCTGTGTCCTGACAAGATTTCTTGGAACGTCTGTTTAGCAAGAAAATCGTAAGTGTCGTGTGGGTTAGCAAGGTTAAACGGTTCAACCGTAGGCGCGGAATCCTGACCGTCATTAAAAGTCATAAGAATTTTACCTGCGTTGCTTGCACCGCCAAACTTATCGTAAATCAAACGCTCCAAATCGCGCCGCTCGTCGTCCGTAGGGATGCCACCGTTGAAGGACAAAATCATAGACGGAAACAAACCGTTCTTAATGTTCTGCAAATGGAACTCAGCTATGTTCTTGTCAAGTTCGATGTACGAAGTCGCGCCAGCATAATCTGGCAATCCGTAAAACAAACTGACTGGGCTGTACGTCTTTATGTGTACAATTTGACTTGCCGCAGTTCGGTCGGTTGTGTCAAAGGCAGGAATTGGATTAGGTGCAAAACTTGTTTCGTTGCAACGTGTCCAGTCCGTACTGTGGTAATAAATCTTCACCTCATCGTTGTCGTCTGCCTTTCCACAGCGAATAGACGACGCAGGTACGTGATGTACTTCACTAATAATGCTACGGTCTTGTGACCAGATGACGTTAAGATACGCGTTGCCATACAACTTTAAATCGTATGCCGCCCGCTTTAATGCGTGATGCTTAAACAGCCCCTTGACCTTTAGCCACTGTTCTACATTTTCGTCTTTAGTCTCAGAATCTAGACCTTCGCCGTAAATCATGTCCGCAGAACCCGTGACAATAGCACCGTGAATACTCGAATTGATTAACAAGTCATCTAGGTACAGCGGGTACAAATTGTCCTCACCAAAGAAAACCCAATCTTTGTTGCTCTGGTCAGTAAAAATAGGCTGTTGATACGCCATGTAGTCAACAACACCCAATTGCGTTTTTTTCATTATAGGTAGCTTAGGCAAATTAAAACGTCCTGTATATTAATATAACCATCAGCATTCATGTCGTATACAGGATTATAAGGTGGTGGCATTTCGCCGAAGTATTGCAGGATTCCTAATAGAGTTTGGCTCATGGCAATAGTTCTGTTTCTGTCCATTCAGGCGTCTGCATTAAGACTAAAAATTGCTCTTGACTATACTGACCTGATTTAGATTCAATGTCACGTATGGAATCAGGATAAGAGGCATCTGGTAGTGTGTAAAATTTTATCGTGACCTTCGCCCCATCAACACTGTAACGTAAAGTGTCAGCTGATGTTTCCATGACCTGCTCAAAGTTAATTAAGCCAACTTCTGTCGCCGCTATAACAATGTAAGATTTGCCGTCGTGCATTAATACTGACTAATTTTGTTATTGTACAAAGATGTAACTTCAGAGGCAGTTAATGCCCAATCGTAAATAGCTGTTTCTGATATGTCACCATTCATAGAAAAACTAGAACCAGTATTGTAGTATCTACCAATCTCTAAATAGTAGTTACTGTCTGCCGAACGACCCACCATGCTGCTGCTCAAAGTAACGGTGTAAGAATTACCGTCAAGATACAGGCCACACGTGTTGTTGGCAGGGTCTACCGTTACAACAAGTTGATGCCAATTAGACGTGTCGTTCATGTTAGTCAGAAAGGTTGAACTTGAAGGGTAAGCCAAGGCATTAGTGCCGCCCGTTCCTAACAAGAACATTACACCATTAAACGACCCACCTCTCAAAGCTAACTTAAAATTTGAATCGGTATTGCTACCACCAGCTTTATTCATTAACGCATAAATAGGTGTGGTGTTTGTTGTGCTTAACAACGCGTCTAGCCTAAACCAACTCTCAAAACTATACGTGTCATTGCTGCCAAATATCTTTAATCCTGTGCCGTCCCTGTGGTAATCGTTTACTGCGTCATAGTCAAAGTGGGCTGGGGCAGAAGAGTTGTACACAACACCGTTGTAGGCCGTCATGTTGTACTTGGTCGCGGAACTACCAACGTCATAAAAAATAGTGCCACTACCTGAATAGCTAGATGAGTTTTTTGCGTCCCACCAATGTAAAGGAGTTGGGACAGCATCTTGCGGCCTATTCGCCGCTACTGCGTGATAAAAGTTCATTACGATGCTGCTCTTTCGCCTGTTAAGACGTATGTGTTAGTAGCTGTTCGCTTCAACCCCATCACCGCGTATTGCGCTCCTGATTTTAAGGTTTCAGTCGAGTGTATCGTAACGCCTGTATCCGCAACTACTGTCACTTGCCCTGCTCCTCGCTGTTCAATCACAAACTCAGCGTATGTGTCGTATGTGGCTGATGCTGGTACGGTTAAATTCATTGCACTAGCTGAGTTGCACACGATGTACTTTGTTGTGTGTGAGCTACTTAATGTCGTGCTAGTTGTGATAGTGGTCACATCGTAGCTTGTTCCACTTGGGCCTTGCGTTCCTTGATACGCTGTCAAGTCAGCTATGTCATACTCAAATACGACTCCAACACGACAATCATTAAAAGTACCACTAACCGCTGAGGTTTTAAACGTCATCCATTCACCTGCGGAAAAAGAAACAGGTGTTGAAAAGGTATTCGTAGCAGAATAAACTGAACCGAAACTGATAGATTCCACAGATGTTGAAGTCGTGGAGGTCGTACTAGTTCCTTTGTGCAGATTTACCGTTCCTGATGTACCGCGTGTAACACAATTAAAAATCATCTGCGTCGCAGTACAATCAAACGGTAAAGCGAGCCCAACGTCTGCTTCATCACCATTACCAAATGACCATTGATAACCGCTACCTTGGCTAGTGCTTAATACGCCGTTCTCCTCTGCCCAAATAATAAACTTACCCTTCAGGCTCACGGTGCTTCCACCTCCTCCTGACTGCGCTACATATTCTAATGCCGTACCTCCTGAATTTACCGCAAGAACCTGTCCTGATGTCCCAAGTGAAGCAGGCACGTCGGACAAATCACCTATAGAAGCCGCAGCAATTCGCAAATCAACCGCTGCATCCGTGTATCCAACTTTCGCCGTGTTTGCAGCGACGTCGGTTGCAATATCAATGCCGTCCACAGTACCCGTCACCGTGATGTTTCCAGTTACGTCTAAACCAGAATCGACATCTACATTACCCGTAAACTTGCCCGTGCCGCTGACGTAGAAGTTGTGTGTGGTTGGGGTTGGAAACGCTGAATTGATTACAACCAAACTACCAAGAGTTGCATCTTCACTGATTCTGATTGACGGGTCGGACGCACCTCCTGCTCGTATATCAATGTCTTCGCCGAACAGATAAAAGAAATCGTTACTTGAACTACCACCAGCAAAGCCTACAATACCGGGGTACGTTAAATTGTCGTTTAACGATATGCCATTGAACGTTCCTAAACTACCGTCGAGATTGCCAATTTTGATATTGTTGCTTGCACCAGTCGTGGCTATGGTCGTACCCTCTTCGTCAATTGTATAAATGCTTGTGCCTGCACCATCCTTAATAACAAACTTGGATAAAGCCGTGTTGTTATCTGAGTCGACTCGAACGATTACATCGCCTGCACTTTGGATTTCGTTTCCGTTGACATCTAAATTACCCCCTAACTGTGGTGTGGTGTCATCTACGACCGCATCAATGACATTAACCTCAGCACCTGCCGCAATGCCAGCTAACTTTGTGGCGTCGGCTGTTGGATAACTATTTTTTGCAGTGTTTGCCGTGACGTCGGAGTTTGCGCTCACACGCGCTTCTGTATAGTACAGATTTGTTGTGCCTTCGGGTAAGCCGTCAGTATCGCTTGGTGGCGGACTAGGCAAGCTAATTGTCGCGGGTTGCCAAAACCCGCCAGTATATTTAAGATACTGACCTTCGCTTGGTGTGCCTTTTGTGTCCGACAACAACGGCAGATTCAAATCAACATTCACCCATTGCGAAGTCACTGCGTTAAACCACAAAATATCACTAGCGGGAAAACCCGTAATGGTAACGTCGGTTAAATCGTTTAATGCTTCCGCACCGCCGCCGCCTGTGTCAAGCGTAACCGAATTGTCTCCGTTGTCAGTTAATGTTCCGTTT